AACGGTATCACGATCAAGGAAAAGTGTTTGACCAGATCTTTGCATAAAGAAAGCACCAAACTCTGATTGCTCAACTGTTTGAATAGCAGCAAGAACAGATCTTACTCCGCCAGGATCTACCTGCATTGCTGAATCTCCAGTGTCAGTAGTTCTCATAGAATCTGGAAAACCAGCAAAGTCTAAGATTGTGTCTACTCTGGCACCAGATAGTTGACCAGCAAAGGCTCCAGGAATTGGAGTAACGCCAGTGCTAACATTATTTAACAAACGGAATCCATCAACACATTGTAAAACTACTGTTGAAGTTTCATTTGTTCCTTCATAAAATCCAGTATCATATGAAGTAATATATCCAGAAAATATATTAACCTGTACAACATCTAGTCCAAATTGAGTTTCTGCATAGATTCTTATTTTGCGTAATGGTATTAATTTACCAAAGTATGGTCCTGATGCGTTCTGGGGATTAAAGTCTGAATTAGGGTCATTTAATGTTACCGTCGCAGTTCCAGCCTCAAAGTTAGAAAGAATACGGTTACGACCTCTACGAGTAGAACATCTTAGTAACTGGCTTGTTACATCAACAACATCTGCAGGCTGATCTCCTAAAGTATTTGTGTCTAAAAGACCATATACATTGTTGTCAAGAAGCAGTGGATAAGAAAATGATGGTCCATTAGCAAAGTCAATTTCTACCTTTAGTACTGGAAGTGCCATTTTATATCGCCTGCAATGTCAGAGTATTACCGTTGGTCTGACCAGCCAATAGTGATTGTCTAATTGCATTTGATATATCTTGTTCAGTTTGAATAGAGCCTGCAACATTTACTGTAATATTTGTTGTACCACCAGAGTTTGTTCCTCCAGCAGTTGCTGATAAAACTCCTTGGGCTGCTCTGAATCTAAATCTTTCATCATAGTCCATTGTTTTTGCTGCTGCTTGAGATGCCGCTAAATCTTCTGCTTCTTTTGCTTTAAACGCTTCTAATGATGATGCTTGTTTTGCTGCATTTGATGCTGCTAACTGTGCTGCTTCTGCTGCTCTTAGTTGGGCTGCTATAGATGCTGCACCTATTGCTCCAGATTCGCCTGCTGCTAATGCACTTGGATTAACTCCTGCTGCAGCGATTGCTGCTGCGTTCATATCTCCTGCTGCTTTAGCCTTTGCGTAGGCTGCTGCTGACGAAGCACTTGCTGCTGCTGACGCTGCTGCTGCTGCTGCAGTTGTTGCTTCTGCACTTGCTGAAGAAGATGATGAACTTGAAGAACTTGAAGAACTAGATGAACTTGAAGAACTGGTTGATGCACCACCTAATGCTGCTTTATATGCGTTAAGTGCTGCTAAAGCATTCTTCCAACCTATTTCTGCTGCTCTGGCTGGATCAATCAGGGTACCTGAATAAGAAACAGGGCTACCTATTTGCTTAATATAATCAACAACCTGGTCAGTGGTTAACTTCCACTTATCCTTAATCTTAATAATTTCAGCATCAGTTAGTTTACCGTCGTTTACAACACCAACAAAGTCAGCGTACATTTTTACTTGGTCTTCAGTTAGTTTCCACTTAGACTTAAGTTTTTCAATCTCAGCATCGCTTAAGATACCGTCATTTAAATAATTAAAGAAATCAAGGTACTGTGCTGCTTGAGCCTGAGTGCTTCCCCAGGACTTAGCAAGAGCAATAACTTCATCATCTGATATTGTGCCATCTTCAACAATTTTAAGTTGTAGTAGGTATGCATCTACTGCTTCAGTAGCCACACCCCACTTAAGAGCAAGAATCTGAACTTCTTGTGTAGTTATCTTGTTATCAGCCAAAGCCTTTAGAATGTCGTCATATCGCATTGCAAGATCATTTCTGACCTTCATTAAAAGAACTTCGTCCTTTAATCTTTCAAGCATTGCTTTATTAATAGCATCATTCTTTTTTTGTCTTTCTAAAAGAGCCTCTGCTGCATTGATCTGAACCATCTTCTCATCTTCAGAAGATAATAATTTTACTTTGTAGGTGTCAGCAATACGCTTATTAATCTTTGCATAGTCTGCTTCAAACTTTGCTCTTGCCTTTGCTGCTGCATCTGCTTTTTGCTGTGCCTTTAAGTTTTTAATAGTTTCTAAAGTTCTTGCTTTTTCTATGCTTGCCTGTGCAGTTGCAACTTCAATAGATTTGAATCCATCAAGAATTCCTTGTTTTCTTTGTTCTTCTATTTGCTTATTTGTTAATGTTGATTTCTTAACTGCTGCATCTGTATTACTAAATAGTTTTTTAAATAGTGCGTATCCAGCACTTAATGCAGCAACTGCAATTGTTGCTGCTCTTACATATGGATTTAACTGCATGAATAAACTAATTGCACCTTTAACAGCAGCAAGGAATCCGCCAGCCCTAAATGCTCCTGAAACTAAAGATACTGCTGCTCCAAAACCTTTAAATGCTTTTGTAACTGATCCAGTTGCTTTTGGAATTGCTTTGAGTCCATCAGCAACCATTTTTCCAAGACCAACAATAATTGCTATTTGACTTCCAAAAACACTTATTAAAGGAATACTTGCTATTACTACAAGTATTTCCTTGTATCTTTCAAGAAATCCAATTATTTTAACAATATTAATAGACAAAGCAAACAGGGTGTCTAGTGTACCTTTAAAACTATCTCTAAGTTTAGTTTCGTTAAGAGTAATCCATTCCTCAAGGTTAGGAATAACATCTGACATAATATATGTTGCAAACTCTTCTATGACAGGCAGTAAAGCATAGCCTAGTCTATCTGCTACCTGATTAAATGTCAGCCTTAGTTTTTCCATCTTGCCACCAAATGTGTCTGCTGCTGCTGCAGCCTGACCAGAACTTGTCTTGGCTAAATCTTGTAGGAGTTTTTGCAAGTCTCCTGTTTTAACTGCATTTGCATCAAGAGGGATACCCAGTCTTGTTAATGCTGTAAAATTTCCTCCTACCGCTCTTGAAAGGGCTGTAGAAACTGAGGATAAATCTTTACCTGATGCAGCACTTACATCTGTGGCAAGGCTAAGTAAAGCCTGTGCTTGTCCAAGATCTCCAGTTGCTGTTACTAATTTTTGTAGGGCAGGAATTAGTTCTTCATTATCAATTGCTACCTGTAATTCAAGGCTATCTAAATATTTAACATTAGCAGCAATAGCAGCGTCAGTTGCCCCAGCAGTGTTGCGTAAAGCAATGGCTAAAGAAGCCTGTTGCTTTTGATCTGCCATAGCACCTTGAACTGCATCTTTTGCAAGTTTTACTCCAAAGGCTGCTACTGCAGCACCTGCAATGGCATAGGACTTTACAATTTTTTTATTAAATGCGTCAATAGTTTTGGCGGTTCTTGCAATATCTTTTTGAGCAGCCTTAGATCCCTTATCTGAATATTGAGAAATAATTCTGGCTATAACTGCGCCTGTTGCCATATTATCCTCTTCTCTTATCTAAGTTTGATTGCAACTTTGCCTTGGCCTCTTGAAGTGCCTTGTCAATATTTTGTTCAATTTTATTTTTATTCTTATCAACAGATTTCCAAATTAAACGAGATGCACTTCCAACTTGACCTTCCAAGTTCTTAATAAAAGTACCTTTTCCTCTGGCTTTTCTACCTGATAATTCATATATTACACCTGCTGCTGATTTGTTTTTTAATGCTCCAGCAGAAGTTGTATAGTCTTTTCTTACTTTACCCTCAGCCTTTGTGGATGAAATACCTGATCTAATAACACTTTGATCCCAGGCAGGCCATCCCGCACCACCACGAGAACGAGGATTACGAGCAGGCTGAGTAGCCCAGCCACTTAGTGGAGGATCAGATTCAACAAAGCCTTGTGCTTCTTTTTTAGCACTTGCAAGTTCAGAGTTTACAACTTTGTTAAACTCTTTTACTGCGTCTTTGTCAAAATTCTGCAATGCTTTTAGTGTTTCTTTGACACCTTTTAACACTATTGCATCTTTACTCATTGCCCACTCGCATTCCTTGATCGCTCTTTGAGATAAATAACGATTGCCTCTAGTACACCATCAGGTGCATCAAGTAAATCGGTTGGAGATATGCCTGTCTCCACAGAAATCATTGCTACCGTATAGGTTAGGCTGTTTCTGTGGATCCTGAATTTGGGTCAGTCTCTAGTTCTACACTGTCTAGTGTATCTAAAAATGACTCACCAAAAGGCTTTACAACAATTCCAGCATCCTTCATTGCGCCCCAAGCCAAGAAATAGATATGCTCTAGTTTTTGATCTTCAGTTAGCAATTTAGCAAAGCCCTTGTTAAATTTTTGTTCAAATGCAACAAGAGTCTTTGGACGCAAAGGATATATTCCTTCAACGCCATCACTGGTTTTTACTTTTATACTTAGTCCATCCATTTATTTTGCCCCTTTTCTAGGTTGTTTGTTTTAAATTAAGGAGTTATGTCCTTGGTAATTGCTCCAGATATAGGCCAAGATACAGAGATTGTACTTAATTGGCCAACATCAGCATTTAGCGGAGTCCACTGTGTTACTAACGCATCAAACTGATACTCTGGATTTGTTGCTGACTTAGGCGCATTCAATGGCCTAACAGCACATGATACTTTGGTTCCTACACGATTTGGCTCTGAGGAATACGGGGGTACACCACCAAAAAACTCTTCTACAGAGTTATTAGCAAAATCTTGATAGAAATCAAAAGATACTGAGTTAGTTCCAACTCCTGCTATAACCTCTTTGTAAATTACTCCAGCCTGAACTGGTGTAACATCAAGAATGTCATGTACTGTTGAAAGAGAGATACTTGAAATATGATCGCTAAGATCAGTAGTACCCTCAAATACAACATACGCATTAGTTAAAACTATTTTTGCCATATTAAGGTGTTACATCCTTGACGATTGCACCTGTAATTGGCCATGTAACTGAAGCAGTTGCTAGTTCGCCTACTGCGCCGTTTACTGGAGTCCACTCTGAAATCAAAGCGTTAAACTGATATTGAGGCGAATCAGTAGAGATTGCAGCATTTACAGGCTGTACCTTAACTGCTGCTACTGTTCCTAGTAGTGGGTAGATTGTTGCTTCTACTTCACCTGCTGCGAAGTCCTGATGGAATTCAAGTGTTACTGCGTTGTCAACAAGACCTGCTTGTCGTGTTCGTGCTGCTGCTGGTACATTTCCTCCACCAAACGCTGTTGTCTCAACTGCGTCCCATGTTGAAGAAAGTGAAACTGATGCAATATGATCGCTAAGATTTACTCCTGCGATTTCAACATCAACATTTGTTAATACGATTCTTGCCATTGTTATTTATCTCCTTGTTCATTATCTAGATTAAAAACAGGAAACTCTTCTTCCTGTTGTACTACTGGTACTTCTTTTACTGCTGGTGTTGCCTTTGTTACACTTGCGGCTTTAATATGACCTGATACAAGAAGAAATTCAACATTTCCACCTGCACTAATTATATCATCTTTGGTAAGTTTCTCATCTTTTACCTTACCGCAAACTTTCTTGTTTGAGATTACTGTATATTCCATTGCTTCTCCTTAGCCCCAAATTGTGAGGTTATAGCGATATGATAAGAAAGATTGCTCACCAGAGACATATGTACCACTGTCTGCACTTATAACTCTGAGTGTATCAACAAGGCCACCTAAAGATCTGTCTGACTCTAAAGCAGTTTTGATTGAACCTTTACCACTTCCAGCCAAGAAATTATCAAGTTTGTCTTGTCCTGTTCTTTCTGATATTCTTTGAACAATCACATAAACATCAACAGATGCTTGGTCTAAGCCACGAGCATTATCAATATCAAATGTGAAATCTAATTGTCCTACT